AACTGGGATCAGCCGCCCTCGTGTAGGAAGCCCGGCGCTTCGATCATTCCACAAATTCAAAGTGTCCGGGCTAACAGGCGTAGAAGTAGGGAAGGTAGTGCGCGTCACCGTACTAGCATCACTTGGTGGAGGCAACGCAGTAGGTGCCACAGGTGTAATTGCTGGGCCTACTCCCTTCGGCTTCTGAGTTGACTTATCTAGTGTCGGCATTTCTACCCTTATTCCAAGGAGCAATTCCTTTTCTAGACGGAGGACGTGCGCCACGTTCTAAAGAAATTTTTCTCATTTTATCTTTAGTTTCTTGAGAAGCACGTTTTCCTGTAAGTGCTTTACTAAGTTTATTTCTAGTTTCAAGACTTACCTCTCTTCCAATAGTTCCTTCACCACCATCTGTTAAATTATAACCATTAGGCGCTTTAGTATTCAGAAATTTGATATATAGAATCTCACAAAGATTCATATCTTGTTCTGTTTTAAGGTCTGCCTCTTCTAAAACCTCTATACTAAAACATACGGCTCCATATTTCCTAATTGCATAATAAAGAGCCTGTTTACGACCCCTAATAGCCTCATACTGATGGCGTGCCCATCTTACCTTTAATGATCTTGTTGTTTTTCCTACATATTGTTTACCATTGATTAGGTTAGTAATAAGATAAACAATCATCTTCCACTCTCCGACCGCTCTAAATGTATTGCACCATATGCTGTGAAGGATAATACTTCATTCATAGCATCTTCTATAGCAAATGCAATTTTGATCTGGAGATGCCTACACCACGCAGGCTTGCCAGTTTGCGTCATGTAATAACGATTAGAGTGCAAACTTTTACTCTCAGGCAGCCGTGGAGGATCATGCACTACCTTCCCCAAATCGTCGAACGGCGGACACCCCGGCCAACCACTTACCTCACCCACCAAGACCGCAACCTTCGGAACTCCTCCAGTACGAACTGCTTCAAGATGAATAAAACCTATCTCAGCAATCTGCCCCGGATGCGCCAAAACGTTCGAGCCTACAATCGCCCATGCTGCATACTTTGCACCATTGTCCGTAGCCTTTGTAATATCGCGGTACAAAATAGGCCCACTGGTAGCTGGGGCTACAAGCATCTGATATTTCCCGGCATATGTTTCCACGGACTTGATGCAGCCACAACCTGCCGCGATTACACGCTTAGGCGACCATACCGCCGCTGGAGGCTCGGGTGTAATGCTGTTAATCATGTTGTAATAGCCCTGTGAACCGGATGCAGCTTTGGCACCGTCTCCAATGAAGAGCCGCTGGTCTGTACCATCAACGTGCCATGTCAAGTATGAAGTCGAAGGATCAAATGGAGCTACTGCAAGCAAGTTCGCAATCGGGAAGCCGTCAACCGTGCAACCGGCGCTAGGGTCGATGCCAATTACTTGCCGGTCGGATGTGAACAAGAAAGGACTCTGCCCATTCAACGTAAAGCAGTTCGGGCTACGAATACCAATTCCCACAACGCGAGACGGACTGAATGGAGGTGCGGTTCCAGCAATCAATTGAATGCTATCTTCCAAGATAACATACAAACCGCTATTTGTTCCCCAACCCACATGGCCCGTACTCTGGAAAGACAGATTGTTTCCTGCTGGAAACGCCTCCCATCCGCCTTTCATGTTCGTCACATCTCCGCCTGCGGAGAAGTAAAGCACATTGTCAACAAACCCCCAAATACTGCTCAAGTGCAAACAGATCGGAATGAAACCATCCGGCGGAGGAGAGTTGTAGCCAATCAGATCGGCGCTCAAAAGATTATTCATCGTCGAACCCGGTGATCCTTGGTCCGGCGAGTAATCGTTGTACGTCCATGGCCCTTGCGCAGTAGGCACGTTTGGAATTTGCGCGATCAAATATGCGATTGGCCCACCTTGCGGAGTCCGATAGATATTAATGGTTCCGATTCGATTATAAGGGCCAGACGGAGGAATGTAGTACGCACCTTGAACTTGGACATAGCTGTTCTGCGCAAGCACAATCGCCGGAGACAAGGGCGCTGCTTGCCCTACCGATCCGGTAATGTCGTCTACATAGGCATAGGTATAGTACCAGCTAGCCGTTCCTGCTGCAATGCCCCCAACGGCAGCGCTAGACCCACCATTAATCCATGTAATCTGATTATCGGTTGTAGAACCACCCTCTATTTGACTCCACCCACTAGAAGGTGCTGTAGGTCCGGGGCCTGACAGCCCACCAATGTTTACAATCTCAATTGCGCCGTTCGAGTCAAGAACCTGCCCGAGCAACGACACCGCTATACTATTTCCAATATTACCAACAGTCATAACATTAGTATAGTCATCGCTACTTGTCATCACAGGTCCGGTTGTCGCCGAATCTGTCCGTGTGATGCCTAGCCCGATGTTCTGCCACACCACGGACCCATCTGATACATACGCCTTTAGTGCGGAGTTCCACGCCGGAGAAGGGTTGTTTCCAGTAACGCCGCTGTCAGCCACGTTTGACGTAGTGCCAGCAGTAGTGCATTGAAAAACTGCTGTGTACGTATAAGTATAAGTATAAGTAGTAGTTGTTCCTGAACCTCCATAAGGACCATAAGGACCATAACTTGGAGGGTTTGGAACTTGCACCGTCACTAAGTTGGTGACAGTCCACGTCACCGCAATGAGAGCACCAAGCGCATAAGCATGAGAAAGCAACCGAGTCTTCGCCGCCACACACTTCCAAGTAGCCCCACCATCTGTGTAAGTCGTACTTCCAACTGTCGGACTGCCCGGAAAAGACGGAGTTCCTCCTGTGGTTCCGCCTGCAATCAACTGCCAGATGTAGTTTCCCACTACGATCATGGGTCCGGTCTGAGGCAAAACGGACGGCATGTAATACGTGTTGGCTGCCCATGTCGAAGCTACCGAAGTGTTGATGGCATTTGTCGGCGTAATGATCGTTGTCGGAGCGTCAATCCCCCACCGGCGCAGCGCCGGGCCTTTCATCTGCCACAGATTTGTTCCCGGAGTCGCACCATTGTTGTCCAGCGTCAGCCCGTTGAAATTCGTATTGAAGGTAGGCGCAGTAGAACCTAGCGTCCCATTCAAAGATTGGATAACAACAAACCCAGTATTGACACCATCCGCTCCGGGATTCTCATTTTCACCACTCGGAATTGCACTGGACGCGATAGTCGCTGTAATAGTAGGGCCGGTCGCCGATACAGAGGTCACTACCAAACTCATACCATTCAAAAACGCCGAGTTCATGTTTTCCAAAACAATCTGCGTTCCCGCTTGAAGCAAGGTGTTCCCGAGGCCGTCTTCCAAATAGTTGACGGTCGCTGTCAGCGTTCCACCATTGATGACGATGTTTGTGCAGGGCACAGTGACGCCAAGCGCCAACTGGATGTTTCCATTTCCGTCAACAATGAATGCTCCGGAAGGCATCGCATAACCAGCCTTCCACTTAAAACCGGAGGTCAAATACTGGTATTTATCGACACCGTTCCCTATGTACAAGGTGTTGCCTACGCTCAAAAACCGCGTCTGGCCTGCGCCTGCTGACTTAGTAAAAAGTATCGTTTGACCAGTGTTAGTCCCTGCTACAGAATCCGTCTCTGTCGTTGCGTCGTACAGATCGTACACGTAGTCTGCGGAGTCCGCCACAAGGCGCACGAAGTTCGGACGGTTAACGCCATCGACTTGGTAGCTGTAGAAGTCATTTAGGAAAGGAAAAGTATTGGCATTGAAAACAGAATGTCCGGGGGCGCGAATCAACGTCAAACGAGGCGAAACTTCAGTGTTCAAGCCGTCCCACAAAGCCTCATACCGAGACGCCGAATAAAACTTGCCGTAGATGAAAGGTGTAGCAGGGTCACGAAGAGGATTTCGGTTTGTCCAAAGGCCGGAAAAGAACTCATTGGAAAAGATAGGTGCCCAATGGGTCTGCCCCTTCGGGACAGCACCCGCTGCTAGAAGAGCATTTGCCATTACATTGAACCTCGTGCTGAGTGCCCTTGCTGTGTATGTGGACCAAGCGATGCTTGCGTAGCAAGCAAGCCCATCCAATCATTCAAGAAAATGTTGCGTGTGATCTCGTCAAGACCTTGCTGCGAGCCAAGCAAAGTAGCGATGAACTTCTGATTGATCTCGGCAAACCGCGAATCTTGATCGTACAACATTGCCAGTGCCAAAAATCCATATCGAAAAATGTGCAATACCTTATCCGGCAACGGCAAATCGGTTCCTACAGCAGTCAACAACTCCACGCCCTTCTGGTACGTAATCACAACCGGGTACGCAAGATCAGGGCATGAAGACCCAAGCCGGAAAGTAATCGTGCCAGCTTGGTCATCCAAAAATTCACTCACCAAACTCGGGCGACCGGGCTGATATGACATCTCGATCTGTCGCTGAGGTTGAAGCTGGTAGATATTTTTCGCATCGGAAGCAGCCGACGCTGGTACGCTCAAATACCCCGACTCAGCAAACCCCCAATCGTTAACGCCTGTTTTTTCGGTGTCCGTTTCTCCAACTGTGCAAGTGAAGGTGAGCGTGTTCCGATTCCACGGCCACACGAAAGGAGGGCCAAGCATCGTTCCCAAAATAGTATTGGCGTTTGTGATTGCAGGCTCAATGCTTCCATCCACAAACAAAAACAAATTCGAGATGAAGGGCCGTGCCCACTCAACAATCTTCAAAAGAGTTGCCATAGATTCACCATTACGTGCGCGGCATACCGTCTGCGTTCATGACCACGTAAACCTTGCAAAAACCAGCAGTCGAATCTTGTTCATTCTCCCCGTTCCAGTAGCCAGAGAAGATTTGCACCGTCAGATAATCATCCGCAGACGGATCATCGTACTGGACATTCGCGTGGTAGTACCACAACCTACCTCGAAAATTTAACGGAGAACTTGAAGAAATACTCGGAGTTGCTCCCTGCCCATTGATGAAAGGCGGCGCAGGATTACGCGGACAAACGAACTCACAAATGTAATACAACACACGAGACTGGTCCGTGTACACCGTGCCATCAATCGGGCTGGTATAATTCGCTGGAATGTCTGCAACCGCAACACTACCGCCAGTCTTAAAATAGCCTAGAAAGAGTTTCTCAGTTTTCCAGACCATCCCACCTTCTCCCGGAGCGCCCTGTGCGCCGGACGACCCGCCGGGTCCCAACGAAGAAGGTATAACAACGATGTGATAAAGTCCATCGGTGATCTGCGTGTACGTCTCTCTAATTACATCACCGGGCACTTCATAGAACGAAGACCAGAACACATAAGCATCATGTCCGTTCGTGTCGTCTCCAAAACTCCCATAACCAGCGTTCGTCACCGTCTCATAAGCGTAAACGTAGTCATACGACGCAGGCGACATTGCCGTCAAATACTGCGTCCCGCCAGTCTTGTCGGCTAGAGTCTGCACAAACACCACAGCCGCATATTGGAAGTCCGGCGACGCCAGTGTTGCCACGGAACCTGCCACTGACAGCCCGCCAGCCACATCGCTCGACAAAACCGCATCGTGCATTTCCACCATAAACACAGTGAAGGCCGTGGAAGGCGCTGTGCCGGTCCACGTAGGGCCGTCTCCGGCCTGCACAAGGCGTCCACAAGATTGTGCGTAGCCTGACAACGCTCCACCAGTAATCTCCGCTGATAGGTAATATTGAGAAAATCCCGAAGGGGAAGACGGAGGAGTTCCGCCCGAAGAAATAATCCCCATAATAAGCAGATTGCCTAGAGTAGGAGTAGCCGCAAAGTGTGCAGTCCATCCCACGGCTGTCGGATAGGCCGGGTCAGTCTGATAGATGATCTCTGCCACTTGCACAATCGTCGGCGGCGTAGCCCCGTATGATGCTCCGGTAGGTCCAGTAGGCCCCGTAGGTCCAGCCGGTCCAAACGCCCCTTGTGGTCCGTAGACATAGACCGTAGAAGGTGGCGGGACCGTCCCCGGAGGCTGTGTTCCGATAGGAGCGGTGCCCCCACTGGCGACTGTAAAAATCCAAATTAAAGAAGTTTTCAAAACAGGAACGCCATTTGCATCATACACTCGCGCCGTGTAATAGGTCGGAATGCTCAACTCAGCGTTTGACCAAATGTAAGTCGGAAACACATCGCCCGAGTCGTCAAGCGGAATCTCGATAGGCACTGCGGCCACAATCGTACCGTCTGGCGCTGCAACCGGCTCAGTACTATCGCTAGACAACTCTAAAACCAGTGTACCTAAAGCTACTGGGGTCCCATTCGGATACTGGAAATGTCCGCCTGTAATCACAATCATTATAGGCTCCTAGCACACACGGCAAAGACCTTAGCATATCCAGCATTCACAGCTTGCTCTTCTTCACCGTCCCAATAGCTCTGATACAAAAAAAGAGTGTTGTATGCCGCATTCGTTGGATCGTCAATGACGTTGGAATAGAAGTACCACAACTCTCCACGAAAAGAAAGAGCACTCACATTCGAAGGTCCGGGGTCTGTCATTTGTCCATTTACAAAAGATACACTTCCACCAGTACCAGTCGTTGCCGGATACCGCGTACTGACTAACTCCACTTGGTAATAAAGAATCTGGCTCTGGCTCGTGTATACAAAACTGTCAATAGGACTAGTAAACTTAGTTGCTCCTAACCTAGCTAAACTTACATCAGTTCCATGTACGAAGTAGCCCAAAAACAGAGTCTCTTCAATCTCAGACGACCCTGATGCTCCGGTTGGACCTGTCGGCCCTGCTGGACCGGAGATTGGATTGTAAATCAGAGCTAAAACGTACTTCGTGTCAAATGTGCTATACCCGTCTGCCGTAGTATGCCAGCCAGAGGTGATAGGTCCTGCGGGTAATGTAGGACAATCCGCTGCGACCAAAATCCAATTAAACGAACCACCAATCGAAACCAAACGATTTGCAACATTGAAATTGTCTGGACTCCACACATCAGTTGAACCGCCAGTAAAATACTCTTCAAACCCTACAATCGCAAGTACTGGCTGCGCCGAAAACACTGTGTCGGTGTAAAGTGTGTAAAAACCGTAAGGCAAATAACCTTCGCCCGCATCCCCTGCATTGGCAAGAATAAAAGGCGTTCCAAGAATCTCCGCAATCGAAAACTGCATTCCCCCATACCCACCTTCACTGTACGGAGGATAGTCAGGCCACGTGTTCGTCATCGTGTAGGTCAGGCTTTTATTTGCGGCCGTCACTACCATGTAACCAACCACGCCTGCACACGTTCCGCTGCCAAGGTTCGCTAGCTGAGTAAAGGCCGCTGGAAGTGTTGCAGTGAAAGCAACAAGAGAAGTCCCTTGAACAAAGCATACAAGCGTGTTCCCAACAGTAGGCATGGTGCCAAGCGTACACGTCAAGGAATTAGTTACACCTTGCATCTGCGCGGTTTGCACGAGCGTCGGCGCTTCATTATAAGGCGATGAACTTACTCCGCCATTTATCTGTACACCGCCTCCCCCGGCTGCTTCTCCGGGCAATCCCTGTGCGCCTTGAGGTCCGGCTGGTCCTGTAGGTCCTGTGGGTCCTTCAAGTGGCTCATACGTAGAACCACCTTCCCCGCTTTGGTTCGGTAAGGTTCCAATATCAACCGTTCCTCCAGTCGTTACGAGGAACACCCAAATGAAAGGAGCTTTGAATACAGGCACGCCATTCTTGTCGTACACGTTCACCACATAATAAGTTGGCACAGACAACTCGGCGTTAGACCAAATTTGCGTAAGTGGAAGGTTGCCGGTCAGGTCAAGCGTATATGAGACCCTCTCAGCGGACACAACAATACCGCCCGGTGTAGTTACGGATTCTGATGAGTCCCACGAAAGCTGCAACGTTAATGTTCCGTTGGCAACCACCGCTCCGTTGAAGAACTGAAAGTTGCCTCCATAAATCCCTATCATTCGTCATCCCTCCCCACAACCCTTTAAACGCTACTTACCTGGTTTACCATCCCACTCAAGTCCTGTATGTCTCCAGTAAGGTTCGTAAAAATCCAAACCACTGGGAATCCAGACACCGGAAGACCGTTTGCATCAAACACCTTGACAGTGTAATACGTTCCCCGCTGCGTTACTTTATCAAACGGACCTTGCACTAACTCAGCATTCGACCAAATTTTCGACCCCGACGGAACATTGCCGCTGCTGTCCAACGTAAACTTGATCGGAACATTCGCGCAGACCCACCCTCCAGCTAGAGGAATAGTCGAGTTGAAAAACGTGATGGTGACGGTTTCCCCGGTACGCAGTACGATTGTAGAGGGATCTTGGCTGACGGTAGTTTCCCATCCGGTGATAGGTGCTTCCACTACCGAATAGGTTCCCGGCTCAAGCGTCCCACTGTCATTCGATTCGCCGTCAGTTAATGCAAAGGGGGTGCCCCAACTGGGTGTGAATGTAAAACTTTGTGGTGAACCTGATGGACTCGTAACTTTACGTACAATAATACGCTGACTAACGGGAGGAAGTGGTGCCAAACACTCTCCGCAACAATCAAGATAATCCCCGCACATACTCCATTCCCAAAGGGGACCATATGGTCCTGGAGGCGTCGTGTTAGCACTCTCAATATTGGAAGAAAAGGGTGGTAATAAATTAGAAGAGGGCAAATCTGGCAGGTATCCTGCGGGTGTAGAAAGTATAATCGAACAGTCACTAGCTTGATAGAGCGTCGGATGCGAAACTAAAAGTGTCCCTGCCCCACCCTCATCGCTAGCTGACAACAGAATCTCGTTCACTACTCCTGGGGTGCTGCCACCAAGTATTCCCGCACCTACCGCGTACCAGCCCGTCCCGTGAAACGGCTCATCAATGGGCCAAGTCTTTTCCAGGTTATCGCACTGAGCACTTACGGTTAATTCAGAACCGGGTGTGTAGTTGTCAAAGTTCATGTAGACCGAGAAACAATAGGGCAGGTCGGGGTCTACCACCACCGGTATATGATTAAAAACGAATCCTATGTACGCCATATTAACCCTTAGCCAAAACAGGAAGTATTAAGCTCAAGTGCAATCGCGTTGCAATTCAGTGAACATCCAGTAGTGCCCGAACAATCTGCCGCCTGATAAAGAGTGACATTCGAGATTAGTAAGTATCCGGTGTCTGGATTGGATGTTTCATAACCAGGCGTATCGTACATGTCGCCGCCTACACCGCAAGGGCTCTGCTGGGGGTAGATGGGAACACTATACCAACCAACCGTACCCGTCTTGGGTCCGCATACATTTCCCTTATAGAAAGGTTGGTCCGCCACTAGTAAACCAGGACCACTATAAAAGATGATTACACCGTTGTCGGGTTCGACAAGTGTAAACGGAACACCCGTTGTCAAACCACCAGAATAAAGTGTGAAACCAAGGAAATTGTCTTCTGTGCTGAAAACGTAATGACTTGTATCGATGTACAACAAAAGACAAAAGGGCTTCGTGATGTCGAGGGTTAACTGATTTTTCAGATTAAATTGCGCGTCAACAAAGGGACCCTCCGTCCAAGCATCGAATCTAAAAGCGTTCGAGCCGTCGGGAGCGCCACCAACAACTATAGTTAGGTTGATATAGTCCCAGTTGGCATCGTCAATCGCAGGTAAAAGGTTAGTCGGCATTCCACTTCACCCATTCTCCACGCACTAACATACCTTTCCAACCACAAGAAAAAGTTAAAACTCCGGGAATAGTTATGGTAGTCGTTTTCATTACTGGTCTTTGTAGAACTTCCAACTTCACGCCGCAAACCGGACAACCGAGGACAATCGGCTGTGGTGTCGGGATAAATACACATCCCGCTAGCACGTCTGCTACCTGGGTAACAATCTTTGCCGGAATCAGTGGAACTGCTGTTTTAACCATATTCGGACTCCTGTACGGAAATACTCGGTTCAGCCACTTTTGCCGCTTCGTACATCCTGGACAAGGCGGAATACCTAAGACCGTCGTAACCTTCGCAACCGTATCGCCCAGCCCTTTTGACTCCGCCATCATTCCTCCGCCGATGGCTTGCTTACTGGTGGTAGAAACACGACGCGCCCCGGCGTCACAAGCTCTTGGTCGTCTTCTGACAATTCAAACAACACTGTCCCGCCAGCAATCGGGGAGCCGTCCGGGTATTGAAATCGTCCGTTTGTTATCGTGATCATCTTGATGGTATCCTAACTATGAATATCCCATGTGTGACGAGCCATTCGATGAGATTGTACTGAATGCTGATTAGCCTTCCCTGCATCTCAACCTGCCACAACAGATAAAACGTAGTGATGATTAGGGTGTAAAAAATCAAGTTGGACGGAGGAGGGTGCAACAGATGTGCCCAAAGTTTTACTAGCATTGCTTTGAGTTTTGTAAGCATGAGTTTATTTATTCTTTCCTGACCATTTTGCTATCACTTTTGGGCGCACAGGCACAAGAGTAAAATCATAAATATCAGGACCAGCCCCATGCTCAGTAAGCACCAGCCAATATCGTCCTATCTTAGCAACCCAGCCAGCCGTTTTAATGATTCGTCCCTGCGGCGCACCTCTGCGCAAAACGCTAAACTTGGGCAGTTCGGAACGCATGACACCGAATGCGTCTTCCCAATGCAATTCTCCTAAACGAAATCTGACGCCGTTCACGGTCATAGTCATGTCTTACTGACCCATCTGCGCTATCGCCATTGCATACAGCTTGTAAACTGCTACTGCAATTAACAACACAGTGATTGAAAAGACAATCAGGGTAGGCCACGTCAAGCCATAAATTTTTCGCATTTCTTGCACAACTTTGTCTAGCATACTATCCTTCCTGTTCATTTCTGCGAGGGCATATCAGTAACTTGGGCCGTAGGGCATTGCCGGGTTTGGAAAATAAACATCTCCTGAAGCCATGACTGAAGTTGCTGGAAACATTATCGCACTGTCACGGGTCCGATCTTGGGACTTCTTTGAATCAAGCAAAGACTTCTCCCACAATGCAACTGCGTCGATATGCTTCTGGCGAATTTTCGGGTCCGGCGACATGCCATAGAAATGGGCAACCATTCCTTCCATGAAAGACAGCGCATAGTCATCCGGGATAGGTTCAATCGTCTGAGATAGAGCCGTAAACATCGGAGGCCGCATCTGCCAAATTGGAAAGATTTGATAAGGCACGCCGGTCTGCGGAGGCAGCGGAGAAAGTCTGAATCCAAAATTGTTAGGGTTGATGGCAGTCCACTTGCATGAGCCGTCTATAGCCACAGTAGGCGTAACACTGGGCTTGTCGAAGGAAGGAAAGACAACTGTGGAAGGCCATGAAGGATCAGCCGGACCAAGTACACCGGTTGTTCCAAAAGTAGTCAACATCCACAAATTGCCGTTGTTGTCCCGAATTTGAAGCCAAGGATTAGCAGGGGTGATTAGCACACCGACAGGGGAGGCAATAACCTGTAGAGGCTGCGGGTTCATAGTATTACCCGTGCCTTCTCCGCTAGCACCCCATGTCGCGTACTGAAGGTCCCTATTCAGCATGACGCCGAGTTGACCGGGCCGACCGTACTGGTGGGTTGTCTCAGAGATATTCTGCGCCACTTCCAAGGGCCAGATCGGGCGAGGATTCGCTGTGTTGTTGATCTCTAGCAGGTAGCCGTCTTGAAGGAAGGCCACATCAACTAGATTTGTGGCGTAGTCTTGTTGCCACGAGTTCGTAATGCCAATGGGAAAGATTTTTCGATTGAAGGACCACTTCAACGCTGAGGAAAGGAACTTCTTCATGACAGCGTTAGCGGTGAGTAGAACACGCTTGACTGAGTAGCCAGAAACCGGAATGACGCTGTTTAGGTCAGCAAGGCTCTGGCAGTAGTCCAAGCAATCTTGAAGTCGCGTAGTGCTATTGCCCATGGTGCTCCTGCCTGCGAAGATCATAAGGGAGGCCACTCACGTAGCCCCCTCTAACCCCATGCTCTTCACATGGGGGGCTGTAGTAAGGCAATCACGCAGCGACAGGAGTGAGTGTGCCCGAGGCTACCGCGACCGTGTTTCCACGAGCGTCGGTAAACTTGAACAGCACAGGAACAGGACCCCGTAGGCCCCTGTGAGGGAGCTTCTTAATGCGAGCGAACTCCACCGGGTCATCTGCCTGAGCAACCGTCTTTTCGCAACGGATGCATCGGTAGCTTTGCTTACCAAGGCTGTCAGTCTCTAATTGGAAAGTAGTCTGAACGCCTTCACCTTGATACAGCCCCTCAAGACCTTCTCCACCCTGTGAGTGATTGCACCACTCCTGTTTTCGCGCCTCGTTCTCACGCCGTCTGGCGTCAGATTCAAGGGCGTTTTGCAACTTGACGCGCAACGCCTCCCGGCGCTGCTTCGATTCTGCATTGCGTGCCTTCAAATCTTCCAGTTCAAGCATCTGCGCTTCCAACTTCGCTTTTGCCAATTCTTTCTCAAGTTGCGCAGATTCAATTGCCAACTGGTCGATCTGGTCTTGCGCGGTCACAGAAATATTTTTCTCTGTAGCCATAATACTCTCCTCTCCCGCCATTCTGCGGGTACTTTCAGATTTTAACTACGCTCCCGGAGGAGCATTAACTGCTTCTTCCATTGATGATTGAAACACATCGTCTGGTATCCGTCTGGATAGCCAGCACGACGCAATTTTCTATAAAAAATAACTCCACCGTTACAACCACCACTTTTACGATGCTGCGTCCCTCCACCGTTAATATGGTCAAGAGACAACATATCTACGTCGTCAACGGTGCATCCGGGCCAGACACAGTTAGGAGTATTATTTACCCCATAATGTGCAAGAACTTCGACTTTCAACATTTCCTGTTGTTCTTTACGGCGCTTCTTACATTCTGGAAAATTGCGGTATGTTTTTTCCCATTCCGCCGTTCTTCTTCCATTTACATATTTTTGCATAGTATTCTCCCTAGAAGAATTGTGATGGGGCGAAGTCTAGGGCAACGCCCCATTCACTCTGCATCAATCAAGCCAAGACCTGCATGGCCATGCTAGCCTTGGTTTGGGAACTCACGAATGGCCATTCGTTTATTCCAAGATTTTGAGCTGGTGAGTTTAGCTCAATGAAGAAGTCGCGTCGATGAATCGCAGACGACCCGTAGTGTCAGGAGGCAAAGTAAACACAACCTTGACGTTATAGGAAGTCCACCCACCGATCACGCGGGTCGGGTCCCCGACCGTAGGCTCTGTCGGCTTCATGATCCAAATCTTCATGTTGGACCAATCGCCTTCGCCGATCTGAGCGTTTTCCTTAACGCCCAAGCTGATCCCGACGATAGCTTGATGGCCGAAAAGGTACGTACGGTACGCGGTCAAAGCGCCAGAGGCGTAGTCCGCTGTTTGCTTGACGAGAGGCGACTCGTAGAATCGCATTCCGCCAAACTCAAGCACGGGCACAACATGGTCCTTGCCGTCTCCGCCGGGCAGTTCCAACAGGCGGTCCAGCCCTTCAGTGGTGTGCTTGTAGATGTCAACCAATCCTTGCGCTGAGGCGTCGTTCAAGGTATCCCCAATCGCTAGCGGAGTGATGACTCCCACGAAGCGGTTCGCTGCCTTATCAAAAGGCAACACGGAGCGTTGACGCAGTTCTTGCGTAATCGCTGTCAGGTCGGTACGCTGTAGAGGCGATCCCGAAGCCTTTGGCTGATACACAGTGCTGTCGATGGCGCTCGCGCCGTCCGCGACGTTGCGGACCAATGTGCTGATGGTCCCGGCCAATCGGTAAGCCATCTCGCGTTCCAAGTTCTCGACGCAAGGGTCGATGGCGGTCTCAAGAGCGTAGTCTGACACGTTGACGTAATCGGCGTACTGCCCGATCACGGCGCTGTCAGTTGACACAGCCGGAGCCTTGCCGGAAGTCACAGTACCTTCCGAGGCTGTAGAAGTCGTGAAAGCAACTCCCAATCCCGGAGCGTACATGTACAGCCGGTGGTTTTGACCAGACTGTGGAGGCAATTCCCGGCGCTCGACGCAACGGTAGAACGGGGTCAATTGCTTCAAGTTCTGAATGAAGTCCCGGTCAAAGTAGGTCGCTTGCGCTTGTGGCAAATTGCTTACCAGACCGGAAGTGGGTGAATAGCTACCCATGGTGATGTTCTCTCAAACCACGTTTTTCGTGGTTACGAAGTGCGTCTGAGGTTAATCTTGTTCAAGCGATCCGCGAAGTGACGATCACTTCGGATTCGCCGTTTCATGACCTCAAGTGGCATCTCGTTTACTTCCTTTAGGAACGCATCGTCGTCACTCTGACCAACCGGCGGGATTCCCGAACCATGTTGGGTAGAGAGAACAGCGAATTTAGTTCCCCTCGGTCTGAGGTTCTCTTGCGACTCCGTTGTATTGGCAACGGGCGGGGCAGATGCAGGAGGCGCTGGTGGTGCCGAAGGCGCGACCACTGGCTCCTGAGAGGCCCGAGGCTCGGTGACTATTGGGGCACCGGGTGTCGGCTCTGAAATGCTTTTTGATTCTGTTGTGGTAACAACTTCGTTACCGATTGAGCGCGGAACGATAACACCACGCTCGACAAGATCGTCGTAGATAATAGCGAGATTGTGTGCGGTCCAGCCGAACGACTTGCCTTCAGCCTGCTCCGCATCTTTCCTTTTCGTGATCTCGTCCATCATCAATTGCTTCGCTGAAGGACTGACTGGAAAGTCAGTATGTTCAGCCAAAAATTTGTTCGTCTCTTGCGTAGCACGCGCAGCCCAAATCGCATCCTGCTCGCGGGCGAGGCGTGATCGCGTCTGTTCGACGGTTTCGCCGAATTGCAACCTGTACAATTCAGCATATCCTTCGACGATTGTTTCCGGGTCCGAGATCAAGCGAGCGATACGAACCTTGTCCTCGGTGGTCAACGCAGCAGGCTCGAAAGTAAGCTTCTGCGACTCTTGATCGTAACTGCGGTACTTGTCGCGGTATTCTTTGATCTTCCGCGCCGCAATGATGTTCAACTGCTTCAACCGTTCGGCAAGGTCCTTGTACGCTGCCGCCTCAGTAGGTCCTTTTCCAAACACCTTGCTTGGCGGTCCCACTGGCTTGCCAGCTTCGTCCGTCGCCTGCCACTCTTCAACAACCACGACTTCTTTCGGAGCCGGGGGTGGAGGCAAAGGTGCTGGCACAGGGGCCGGAGCCGGTGCTGGCGCTGGTTCTGCGGGCACAGGTGCGGGAGTTTCCGCCGGAGGTGCCGGTTCTTGGCCCTCCATTACAGCCATCGGATCAACACGCACAACTTCCCGCGTCGGCTTAATCGGCTCAAGCGTAGGAGCACTTGGGTCTGGAATAAAATCATCACCTTTTTCATTGCCAATGAATGGTTGATGATCTATCATCGCTTGTCTTTTTCTCCGTCTATCTTCCAAATCTTGAGCAACCACACTTGATAGTGGCGCTGCTGGAACCTTGGAAGGCGCTGCCTGTTCAACGTTCCTTTCAGAAGTCATGCGGTCCATTGGACTGCCTTGACCGGGTTCTGCCATAAGTCACTTCCTTCGGGCCATTCTGCCCTAATGAATTTACGCCGACCTATTCGTCAGCGATATTACTAGCTCTCTTACGCCTCACAACCTCCGCCCGGTTTAGAGCATCGGTAGTTCAATTCGTAATTCTTTTTTCGGTCAATTGGCGGGGTTGCTTGCACCCCACTAACGTTCGCAGCCACATGCCGCACAGGTGCACAATCGCCCTCAAACTCCAAAGGCTCTTCCTTCGGCGCATTGTCTTTCACAAGTTCGTCTACTGGTTTTCCGTAATTCATGTTATTCTCCACTAAGCATTTCATCCATGGGAGTCGGTAAGATGCTCTTCGTCGCCCTCAGCCGCGCCTTCTCTGACGGAGGAGGGTTATCATCTTGGTGAATGGGGTTAAGAACCCTGTTAAGAACTCTGATATTCTGCAAAGGATCACCAGTCGGCTGAGCCAGCGCAGCTTTAATAGCCCGCAACTCTTCATTCTCAGCCTCGGCCATCTTCATGTAAACGGCAACCTGCCTCTCCACGCTCTTATTGAACAGGTACGCAGCATGAACAAGCCGGTGAAGCTCCCGCACTTTCTTCTTGTCTTCGGGAGAAGTCTCGACGAGGTTTGTGATGAAGCCTTCCAAAGCACATTCGTAAAGATCACGAAGCACTTCGTATCCCGGAAGGTTCACAACCTCTTCAAGGTCCTCACGCTGACGCTCGTTCAACATCTCCATCTTCCACGACCGCATGGGTTCAAGCTGCTCTGGTTCGTCTTGCGCAGGAACGCCAGCCGCCATCGTCATGCCCTTCACAGCGCCGTCTACTATTTCTTTAAATTTCTCCCACCTTTTTCCCATGACACAACCTTTTACATCCCGGTGGCTTCTTCAGTGCCAAATCCTCCGCCTGCCGCTCCGGTGAGCATTTCAGGCTGCAACGCACTTTCCATTGCACGCCGTAGTACGATCTCTGTTGCCCTAGCGTCGTTCTTCTCGCTATTGATGTCAGACTGAATCTTACCACGATTCTGGTCAATAGCCATCTGACCATGGACCTTCGCCATCTGGCCCTTCTCAGCCTGAGCCATACCCATCTGGAATTGAATTTCTTGTGGTGTCATCTTACGCACCAAGTCTTTGCGGTTAGACCATTCGCTGATTTCCATGAACATCGAAACCAACTCAAGCGCGTCAATCGTCCAGCCAGTCTTATTAAGCTGAGCAAGCAATTGCTGATTTTCAAATATCTGACTAAGCAAAGGAAGCATCTGTGCCATCCCCTTCTTAGCAGCAATGTGTTGCGCAGCAAGAATTTCAAACTTTGTACGACCGTTGAGATACTTTGCGAGGTCCCACGTTTTCTTGTAGTCCGCTCCCATCTCATCGCCCAAGATTTCTTTCATCTGCCTCTCGGGCATCTCTTCGTTAATCAGTTCGTCAAGAAGATAGATGTATGGTTCAAGCACAGTCTTAACGAATCTGCTGATCGGACCTTGCAGTCGGTTTGACTGAGCAGAAGCAAGCTGAATAGCACCACTAGCAGTACGGCCCATGCTAGTACCAGCACCACCAGTGTTTCCTTGAGAAAGCCTCTGATCCGCTCCTGTTGCCTCTTCTGCCGATTGGTTAGCATTCTGAAGTACCGGCCACAACTCCGCCGGAATCTTCGGCATCTCCATAATGCCGAACCCCTTGCGAACGTCGTCCCCTTCAACTGTAATGACCGCACCGCGCCGCAACCTGATATTCTGACCCGGCTGGTTCTGCGTCGATGCGCGAAGCATCGGCGGATTGACCGCCATCGAAAGCAGATTCAAAGCGGCATTTCGCGTGCCTTGGTCAACACGCTGTTCTTGCCCGGCTAAGTGGCCGATGCCCATTGACCAAAACGAGCGTGGAATTTTCCACCAGTGCGATGAAAGATAATTGATGCGACCCCATGGGTTCTTGCTATTACGCACAACCATCTTATCTTGCACGACCATGGTGATGCGCTTTGAAGTCGTATGCTCGATAACCCGCAACACGTTTTCAAGTGGGTCGCCTTTTTGAACTACCTGTTCCTCGCGTGCATGAGTTAGTATTGCTCCCGCTCCCATATTCGCAAGTGGAGCGGTCGGGGCTTCTACAGGTTCTTTTGGTTCTTCAAACCATGAGCGAATTTCTGCTTCGCTTGGAATGAACCATCCTTCTTCCATGCCAGTAACTTCGCCCTTGGCGTTTTCAACTTGGTGTTCCTTGCACAGTTCGATCAACTCGTAGCCAGTCATGTATCGAATATGAGACACATGCTTCGCTTTTCGGATGTCCGGTTTTGTCAGAGTGCAATCAACCAACACCTCTTCATTAGGAATATGCTCAAGATACGGGCACCAGTAATCTTGAACATTGTCTTTCACGCCAATCTCAGAATAATCCACAGTCTCAATGTTTTGATCGAATCCCAACCGTCCACCGATAGGAACTTTAGCTGTATCGCCCCGGCGTCGATATTGTGGACGTTCTTTTTGGTAAACCTTAGTTCCCCACTTATAAACAGCAGTGCCAAACAGCACTGTGTAGAACCAACCGTCCCAACACGCTTCCTCAAACTCCATCTCGCGAAACATCGCGGAGAAGATCGTGGTTTTCTGACGAATCACTTCTTCCGTAGTACCAGCAGTTGTTTTCAAAAGAAAGAATGGCGATTGAAAGAATATACCATTCATTACGGCTGGAACTATGCTATTAGTATGTTTGGCAACCAAGAACGACTGTACATTGGCCTCTTGAGTCGAGGTGCCCTCCCACATCGAAATTGGTCTGGGACTTTGGTATAAAGCGTCAATCTCCCTCCAACGCAAACTCCACATCTTCTCCGAAACGTAGGCTTCATCATTCCGAATATCTTTAAGCACTATTGCAAGAGCTGTCTCGTTATCACATTCTCCGCTACTGCTAACTTTCTTTACTGAGACTTGGGCTGGTGCATTCGGAGCTTGATCTTTAATTATAGCCATTACAATCTCCCGGCCATTCTTCGCAAATGTTCAAGTCTTTTCTTCCATTGATGATTCCAACAAAGTGTCTGGTAACCTTCTGGATAACCGCCTACTCTTAATTCAAGATAAAGAGCCTTACCCGTTCGCTCCCCAAGACGCCGTTGTTCGGCACCATCGTCGTCTATATGGTCAAGAGTGAGTAAATCAACGTCAGTTATACCACACTCAGGCCAACAGCAACAAAGCTGTTGCTCTTTTCCGTACTTCGTCAAAACCTCTATCTTAATTCTTAATTTATAATCATAAAGATATTGGTTCGTTTCTTGTCTATGCAATTTACGAAACTTCTTCTTTCGTTCATTCGCACAAACCAAGCACTGATACTCTAGGCCGTCTCGCGTTCCTTTACGATGACAAAATTTCCCCGGCTTTCCACACTTCGTACAAAGTTTCATATTCCCTCCCTAAAGAGAATATATGAGGCTAAATTGTTAGGGCAATCTAGCCCCACATTCGCCGCTATTAACCCAATCGGCTTCGGGATAAGCCCCTGCCACTAAAGGTAATCGGGGCAAAACACAAAAACATTCTTTATTATTTCTTCTTCTCACACGGCTTACCACCGTCTGCCATGACAAAGCCCAATTCAGGAACGAATCTCACATCACATATTTCATCCCCTGCTTTCAGTTTTTTATAAGCTTTGACCTTCAATGTTATGGCATCAAGCAATACGAAGAATAAGAACATAAATGCTACAAAAAGAGCAACCATACAGCCTCCCCTCAGTATCTCTGACTGCCATAGAAATCTCCAATCGGAAGACCGGTCACTTCATCGTACTCAATCTCGTCTTCCGGCTCGGGCTCAACAACCGGCGCAGGCGGCTCAACGTAAGCATATGCACCTTGACCAAAAATCATATCAAACTGTGCCTGTTCCCTAGCTTGACGCCGACGATCAATCGCCTCTTTCTTATCCTCCGTCCGACTTCCTTGATGGGCATATTCTACGAAGCGCGAAATAGCGTCGGGGATGTCTCGCTTTCCGCGAGACGAAATGAACTCTCGAATGACCTCTTCCACCTCCGTCTGCATGTTGCTTGCAAAGAACAGACGGTGATTTTTGTACAACGGAACAAGTCCTTTAATCCTGTTTTCTTTTGCGTTCTTCTCGCCTTGCCCGAGTGGAATCCAAACGATCTGCGGTAGTTTGATTCCTTGCCGCTCGGCTGAGGCGTAGATGTCGGTCTTCAACCATCGTGCCCCAACTGACTCCTCTATCCCCATGAGTTGAACTTCCGGGTAATCGCGGATGGCACTCACGATGCTCTCTGGCATTTCCTCTGGTCGAAACCTACCACGAATGATGTCTTTAATCCACAGAGCTTCGTTATGCCATGCTCCGA